GGGGGGTCGTGGAGCTACACGTGTCCTAACTACTGCGGTTATGAAGGTGGTTATACAACAAAGGTATGGGCTGGTGGAACACCAGCTGTTGGTGATGGGGAGCAGTGCCCGTCACCGACAACGACCTACTGCCCAGCAAAGACCTGCTGTGTTGAGAATGGCGATTGGACGACCGTTGGGGGATGTGGGTGGTATGAATCGGGTAAACAAAAGTACACACAGACGTACACGGGTTATTGTCCAGCGGGTACCGACACGAAGTATGAACCTTGTGCACCGTGTCAATATATTAAGGTGCTCTCCAAAAATAAATTTTGTGTCACTAAAGATATTGGTACTTATGGTTTTCCTAGTTACAAGACATATCAAGTGGCAGTAAAAGCATTTAAAAATGTTGTAGATGTACCAGCCGTAGGAACAGGTACTTGTCCACATGCCTCGGTTGGTACCGAAACGGTTGATTTCCTTGGTTGCTCTGGTACGGTGGGTAGCGTTGACGAGTTGACGGGTCAGAATTACGGCGAAGAACCATGGAGAAAATCATCTAGTGAAATGGAGGCTGTTGTTATAGCTAACGGTGGATGGGATTGGCCCCCGGGTATGGGGTAATTATGAATACTATTGTACTTATTATCGTAGAGAGGAAAATGGTTAAATTAAAAATTAACCACCCATTATCATGTAAGACATGAACCTTCGCGTCAAACGCCTTGATGACACTGCAATTCTCCCTCGTCGCGCTTCTGGTGGCGCTGTCGGTTACGATTTATACTGTCATGAAGACGTTTCAATCCCTCCGGGCCATAGACACCTGGTCGGAACAGGGGTCGCAGTTGTTTTGCCAGGGGGCACGTACGGACGCGTGGCTCCTCGTTCAGGATTTGCGGTGAAACACGGGATTCAGGTTGGTGCGGGTGTCATCGACCCGGACTACACCGGGGAAGTTAAAGTGCTTCTCTTCAACCACGGGGACGCCGTCTTTGAAGTGAAGAAGGGGGAGAGGGTGGCCCAGCTCGTGCTCGAACGGTGTGAGACCCCCGAGATTGAGGAGGTAGGTGCCGTTGAAGAGACGGAGAGAGGTGCCGGTGGCTTCGGGTCTACAGGTACCACATCCCTTCCGCCACGGGCATGAAGAGCACACCTTTACGCATGGTCATGAATAGTTTCGCTTGATGTAATGTCGGATACGACCACAACAACCAACGGTCCCAGTACGCCGCGGTGTACATGTCTTCCCAATCCTCTTTCGTGCTCACGTTCACCCATAGGAGGGCTCGATGCACCTCCGCGGGGTCGCCCTCTTTGAGGAGGTCTTCGGACACGAGACCTCCGCGTTCGACGAGATGTTCGCGGACCATGTAGGGATTGCCGTGGGTGGTGTAGTTTGGTCGTCCTTTGACGCCGAAGTCGATGAAGCGTTTGTTCGGGAGTTCCACTCTGTACTGATGGGCCACCGAAGGGCTCGGTTTGAGTACGATGTGCATTAAATTAAAGTTTGGAGTTTTTTAATGATTAAAATGGCACAGAAGAATGTCCTGGACAAAGGATTTGTTCGCCTCGTGGACCACATGCCTCAGGTGGACCTGGACACCGCCATCGTCCAAGCCGCCCGAGTCTCTTATGGAGATGGGACTACATCCTCACGAGGAGACCGCGGGCTCATTCGATACTTATTACGACACTGGCACACCACGCCGTTCGAAATGGTGGAATTTAAGTTCCACATCAAGATGCCCATATACATCGCCCGACAGCATCTGCGTCACCGAACCGCCAGTGTCAATGAACTTTCCGCCCGTTACTCCATCGTTCCGAGGGAGTATTACGAACCGGGAACGTTCCGTGGACAGGCCGTGGTGAACCGCCAAGGCTCTGAGGGCGTCGTTGACGTAAAAGACCGCGTCGACCTCCCTGAACAGGCGTTCAATGTCTACGACGAACTCCTCGAACAGGGGGTGTGTCGTGAACAGGCCAGAGGGGTTTTACCACAGAGCACGTACACGGAGTTTTACTGGAAAATCAACTTGCACAACCTCATGCACTACCTCCAACTGCGTCTGGACACGCACGCGCAGAAGGAAATTCGCGAGTACGCCGAAGCCATCTATGCGCTCGTGGAACCCCTCGTCCCCATCACCATGGAAGCGTTCCGCGATTTCAGGGTCAATGGGATGTTCCTCACCGGTCCGGAGATTGAAGCTCTGCGCACTGGTAAGGAGATTGAATCACCAGGGGAACGGAGGGAATTCGAGGACAAAAAGAAAATTCTAGGCATGTAATAAGGATGTGGCTATACATCGCCCTTTTTCTCGCATTGGCGTCGAACTGGCTCGTCGGATACTACATAACTTCGCGTCGTGGTGAGAACGACAAGGGAAAGGTTCGCGACGTGGGTTTCGAAGTGCTCCCCGACCTCAGTCGCTATGAGATTCTTCACGACCTCACGGGTGTCATTCCCACCATATTCCTCGTGTACAACTGGTTCAGACCAGGGGGATGGACCGATGCGGTGAAGAACAGGTACGTCCTCACCCTCACCTTCATGTACGCCGCGCGCGCGATGACGAACATCGTCACCCAGTTCCCCGCGGCAAAGCCGGGGACGTGCACACCCAACCCCCCACTTTCGTTCTGCAATGATTACATGTTTTCGGGACACACCACCTATAACATCGTGACCTCGTACTTCTCCGGTGGAGTGTTGTACCCGGTGTATCCCATCCTCGCGTCCCTCACGACCATCGCGACCAGGGAACACTACAGCGTCGACGTCCTCGTGGCGTGGATCATATTCTTTGCCGTGCAGTGTCGAATTTAGGCAAGCGCACACCGAGTGTTCGAAGGGAGTGTCGCCTCTCCCTCGACAGGAGGGTGTCCGGGTCTTTTTGGTGTTCCAACCACAGGTACAACTTCGGGTCATCGTCGAGTGTGTTCAGATGTCCATGTTTACGTTGAAAATCATTCAACTTCGTAAACATCGTCAACCAACAATCTTCCGATGGAACGATCCACTCATCTTTGTTTTCGGGGTTCTCGATGTACTCCGCGGCTCGGTTGAGGAACTCGTCGTAGTACGCACTGTAATCGTAATCGTAGACCCTGTTCAGGAGGTGCACCGGGGGGTCCACGAGCAGTTCCAGTTCGCGAACCTCCGTCTCGAAGGCCCAGTTAATGAGTTCCATGGGGTCCGTCCCGGTTTGGATGTACCGAATCATGTCCGCGGTGAGCAACCCCCTTCCCTGTTTTTTCTTTGCCCTGTTATGTTTCGATATACCGGCGTTGATGTACTCTTCACGACATAATTCTACCGATTTTTCTAGTATTATCTCCTGAAGTTCGATTGGTAAAATGTCCCATAGTGAAGTTGTCATATATTTTATATGGATATATAAATGAACACCCCCGAACTGCGTGAAAAGGCGAAAGCGCTCGGACTCCAGGTGACGACGCCACGGAAGAAGACGAAAAAGTCTAGACGGTACAAAACCGATAAGGAGTTGTTGAATGAAATCCTCCGAACTCCTCAAAAAATTAGACAGGCAAAGGAAAACGCGAAACTCCGAGAACTTCAAAACATGATTCGCGAGGGGAACAAGAAAATTAACGATTACATAAAATTACTCGCCAAGCAAAGAATTTAATTTTACTTCGTGTGAAGATTTTTGTCAGCCGTGTGCCATGTCTTCCCCTTCGTGGCGTAGCTGTGCACTCGCGCGTAGGCCCACTGTTGGGGAGTGGCCCCGGGGCGGTGTCCCGTGCGCCACGCCGCGAGACCCCTCTTATAGACGGTGCGTAAGGTACGCAGGGGAATGCCTGTGGCCTTGGCGATTTGAGGCAACGACTTGACGTCGTCTCCATACATCTTTCTAAATTTCAAGGTGTATGAAGATGTACGCGTTTTCTTTCCTTTATTCGTGGGGAAGGGGGCGTAGGTTTTCTTTAACATTTTCAAATATCTCTGTTTCTTTTCCGAGGGGGTGAGACCCGTGAAATACCTCGCCGGTTTGTACATCTCTTATATTAAACTCTAGAAATTTTAACGGGTCTCTCTGTTCGTATTATACAGAGGGCCATGGTCAACACGCGTTTAGTGAGGGCACTCCGCACGAGGACCTCGCTGTGATCTATGTACTTCCGCGCGTCGCTCCGGTGCTTGTTGAGGACGCGTCGCAAGCTCAACATCTTTCGGAGGGAGAGGCGCGAACACTGTGTGGTGTCGAATATGAGTTTCACGGGCTCCCTATGGCACCACACGCTCGTGAAGTAGCGGTCGAGGTCCATGGTGGTCGTGTCGTCCGTGATCCCGAGGCGGATGGTCAGCATGTGAAAAAGTGAGGAAATACCCCCAGATTAGTGAGTGGTGCCCCCCACCCCAAAAAAAAGAACATCATGAAAGACGAAATCGTCCAACTTTTTGAAAATCTCAGTGAAGCCTACGAGGAACACGACGACGAGGGGAGGGCCGCGTCCTTCGCCCGCGTCGCGGAGTCCATCAAGTGTCTGAAGACCATCACATGTGGCGCGGACATCGCGAACGTCCATGGTGTCGGACAAAGTTCCGTGGACATCGTGGATGAGTTTTTGAAGACTGGACGTTGTGAGCGCCTCGAAGAACTCATGGACACGGAGACGAAGATACAAATGCGGACGAAGGAACTCCTGGCCATGGACCGTCCGAACAATAAACACACCATGAAAGCCTTCGTGCTCGTCAAGCACCCGTACGTCAAGGAGTGCACCAAACTGGCGAAGGACCTCATCAAGGGGGTGGACACGCACGTGAAAGTGGCCCTCGCGGACCTCTTAAAGAGGGATGGCTTTCTCCCCGATTACGAGGTGGAAGACATACGCTGCGACATGTGCCACCTCCAGAGGGATGAAGGGTGTTCGGAGGAGTGCGAGTGCGATGAAATCAGACTCGGACGCCTTTTGTGGGCCCTAAATCCTTGACTATGACGAAGTGTGGTGTCGGATTAATCCACGAGTGGGATTTCAGTTTTTCGATGGTACACTGTCCATCTCCACCGAGGAGGTCGCACCACGTCTGGGGAGACTGCATGTGCTTGATGGTACTCATGGGTTGTTTAAAAAATACATAATGTAATTTCGAAATAACGTACTGATACAATGTTTGTGGCATGTCCTCGACGATGATGATTCTTTTCCCGCACACGCGTTTCAACTCCTCGATGATGTCCCTGTGATGTGGGATGTGATGCAACACGAACATGCACACGACCACGTCGAACGCGTCGTCCACGAACGGGAGGGTGTGTCCATCGTACACGAGCGCGTCCTGACACCCTTTGTAAATGTCCACGCTCGTTACGTAGTTTCTGTTTTTTAGGTAAGCACTGAGTTCACAACGACCGGCACCGAAGTCGAGGACGTTCGTGAACTTTGGAATGTACCTCTTTATTTCTTGAAAGTATCTGTTTCTATTCTTGACATCTCTGTACGCTGCCAAGAATAGAAGAAGAGCCAACGAGGTGATGACTATCATGTAATGATGTGAGATTTAGTTTCCAAACGCGACCCCACCCATGCCGTCTTTAATGCGAAGGACGTTCATGTTGACGCCGTACGCGCGCGTGATGCCACCGGAACCACCACTCGGGGACTTGAGCTTGAGCGTGGCCGTATCGATGCGGCTGAAGTTCAGGGAGCCGGTCATCTGGGACTTGTTGAGGGTGAGGGCGAACGGCCACGTGTACAACGGGAGGGTGTCGAGGAGGTCATCGGGGAGGGACGTCGTGTGCATCTCCGGAACGATGGTGTGATGGTAGACGTTGGAGGTGCCATCGAAAAGGGGCGTGCCGTTGATGTAGAGGGTGCTCTCCGTGAACGTGTAGTTGGCGGCCCAGTTGGCGCCACCCGTCTTGGAGGAGACCACGTGCACCGCGCGGCACGGGTGGTTGAAGTAGGTGAGGTCGACCTCCGTATCGGTCTCTTCCATCGGTTGGTGCTGGACCTGGTTGATGAGGAGGCGTTGTTCGTTCTTCACGAAAAACTCGCGCTCTTGGGTGTCCAAGAAGATGAAGGAACCGTAGACCTTCGGGGTCTCGCTCGGGGTCAGACCAGTGCGGCACTTGATGCGAATCTCCACCTGGTGGTTCGCCAAGGCGACGAGCGGGAGGCACTTGGTCCAGTCCTCACCGAAGAAGAACGGGATCATGTAGTGCCCGGCGTTGGAACCGCTGTATCCGACCGCGTTCGGCTTCACGTCCGTGGTCGTGACGGCCATGCTCCCCTTGGCCCCATCTGGGCGGTAGAGCACGTTGTGCACACCCTGGATGTACAGGGCGTCCAAGCGGCACACCTCTTGACCACCGATCCACAAAGAGAACTCCGTCGGCGCCTTCGTGCTGCTGAAGAAACCCGTGTTGTTGTCCCCAGTGGCACCGATGTCCGGGGCCTCCACCCACACGTAGGACAACAGGTCACCCTTGCTTCGGATCGGAATCGTGACCTCATTATTCGACGCGAACGTTCCGATATAATCGAGACGTTCGGGTTTGATTGCGAAGTTCGTGTACCTCTTGTAATTTTGTCTGAAAAAACTGACTTCAGGATTCGACGTGGTATACGTGTCCTGGACACCTCGACTGACCAATTCAATCAACGCAGCTGACATTTACTATATAAAACATATTAAAATTTTGACCGAGATTCATACACATGGTGGTCTTTCAGGCGCTGACGTGGGAAGCACGGGATGACGAGGACAACGGGCACCTCATCAGCGTCTTCGGCAAGACCGAGGACGGGCGCTCCGTCTGCGTCACGACGGAGTTCACTCCGTATTTCTACATCAAACTTCCCGACGCCAAGGCCCAGACCGTGCGCGAGGTCTACCACGCATTGGAGAAACGGTGCCCTGAGTGTTTGGTTGGCTACGGGTTAAAGAAGTCCAAAGACGTGTGGGGATTTCAAAACAACCAAGAGTTTCCATTCATGCGCCTGGACTGCGCCAACCTGGCGAAGCGGAGGTACGTCGCGAGCACGCTCAAGTACGGGCTCCAACTGGCGAGGGGGAACACCAAGCTCCGCGTCTACGAGGCCAACCTCGACCCAGTCCTGCGTCTCATGCATCGCACGGGGATTCAGTCCACGGGGTGGTTGGACACCGGTGGGAAGTGCGTGCGCTCCCACCTGGCACACGTGGACATCGACCTGTTCTGCAACGACTGGACCACCCTCACCCCCGTCGCCAGGGACGACATCGCCCCGTTCGTCGTCGCCTCCGTGGACATCGAGTGCAACAGCTCCACTGGGAAGTTCCCTGACGCCGACGTCACCGATGATTGCTGTTTTCAGATCGCCCTGACCCTGTGCAAGTTTGGGAGCGACGAACCCTACGAGGAGGTGTGCCTGTGCTACAAGAAGACAGAGGGAGAGAAGGTTCAGAGCTTCGACACCGAGAAGGCGTTGCTCGAGGGGTTTCAGAGGTACTTGCGCAAAGCCGACGTGGACATCATCACGGGGTGGAACATCTTCGGCTTTGACCTGGAATACATCATGAAACGTGGGTTGGTGTGTAAGTGTGCGCCCGAGTTTTTCGAGATGGGCAAGTTCAAACACACACCGTGTGAGATGCTCTACAAGAAGTTGTCCTCGAGCGCCCTGGGCGACAACGAGCTGAAACTCCTGCCCATGAGTGGCAGGTTCATCTTCGACCTGTTCCACGAGGTGAAGAAAGGGTACAAGTTGGACAGCTACAAGTTGAACAGCGTGGCCCAGCTCTACCTGGGGGACCAGAAGTTGGACATGCCACCGCGGGAGATTTTTAGGAGGTTTCAGGGAGGCGACGCCCGCGAGTTGGGTGAGGTGGCCGATTACTGCATCAAAGACACCCTCCTGCCACACAAGCTTCTGGCGAAGTTGTGCATCCTGGTGAATCTCTTAGAAATGGCGAAAGCCACTTCAGTTCCGCTGTGTTTTCTCGTAGAGAGAGGGCAGCAAATTAAAGTGTTTTCGCAATTGTGTAAGAAGGCGGCGGAACTCGGGTTCCTGGTGCCAGTCATCTACCAGGGTGCAGTCCCTGAGGAAGGCTACGAAGGCGCCACCGTCCTC